ACCAGAAATTTGTTCTACTAATGATAAATTGGTATTAGTTTTAGTTCCCCATGTTCCAGCGTTTTCACCAGTTGCCTGAAGTTCTATTCCTAAAGGTGTGTATGTTGATGCCATATTTTTCTCCTATGCGACGTCACTATAACTCGTATTTGAGCCAGTTGCAACATCAGAATAAGTATCATTTGATCCTGTTGTTATATTACTATAGCTGGTATTTGAGCCAGTTGCAACATTCGAATAAGTATCATTCGATCCCGTTGAAACGCTTGTATACGATGTATTTGAACCAGTGTCAATATTAGTGTAACGTTCTATTCCAAGTAATCCTACACTTGATGTAATTTGATCTAAACTTAATCCAACAACGTCTGCTGGAGATATAGAGCCAACACTTGTTGTTGCAGCTATACCAGATATACCAACAACGTCTGCTGGAGATATAGAGCCAACACTTGCAGTTGCAGAAACACCTGTTAAATCAATTAAAGATATTGGTCCAACTTCTATTGTTCCTAAACTAGTTGTTGCAGAAACACCTGTTATTTCTGCAGGACCAAATTCTAAACCTAGTGTACCAACATTTGTTGTTGCAGCCACACCACTAATTGCAGCAGGACCAAATTCTAAACCTAGTGTTCCTTGACTTACAGTAGCATCTAATCCAGTAACAGCAACTGTTGGACTAATTACAAAATCTACACTACCAACATTTGTTGTTGCTTCTTGACCAGATATACCAACTACATCTGCTGGAGATATTGACCCTACACTTGCAGTTGCAGCAACACCTACTAAACTTATAACTTGATTTGGAGATTCACCCCAAGAGTTATCACCCCAAGCATCTCTACCCCAACCAACTAAAGTTCCTGCATATGATAAAGTTGGTGTTGCAAAAGTTGATTCTACACCTGAAACATTTACACCTAAACCAAGACCAAGACTTCCTACCTGTCCTGTCATTTTAAATGCAGGACCTACTTCTAGTAAATACGTAAATTCTGGAGTAATACTTCCTATTGAAGTAGTTGCCTCTATACCAGAAAGAGATACAGTTTCATCTCTACCCTCACCCCAATCAGCTTGACCCCAAGATAATCTACCCCAACCTCTTTCATTAAATGCTTCTAAAGTCCCTAAAGAAATTGTAGCAGCAACTCCGGTTGTTTCAACAACAGTGCTTATTCCTAAATCACCTAAACTAACTGTTGCAGATACACCAGTTAAGTCTGTTGTTATTATTTGAGTTGCTTCTAATGTTCCTACGGAAGTAGTTGCAGATAAACCGGTTGGTTTAACAGAATATTCTACACCCCAACCTGAATTACCCCATTGTTGTCTACTCCAACCTTCTAAATTAAATGATTGTGGTGTACCTAAAGCGGAAGCTGATTCAGGAGCAGTGATTGATATAGTTATTACATCATCTTGCCACTCGTTTGATCCCCAAGTGTTATTACCCCAGGTAGATGCCATAAGGAGGTCCTCCTTACGCTATACGAATGATTGCGTTACTTGCGTCTGCTGTTGGAAATTGAATTGTAAATGTTCCAGAAGAAACTGTTTTGTCACCACCAAAAGCGATTACGGCAACAGCTTTGTCAGATTGTGTATCGTTATAAATTAGTGCACCATTAGCTGTAAAAGATGCAGAAGTATAACTTACGTCTGCAAAATCACAAAATGCAGTTGTTCCAGAAGTAGTTGGTGTAACACTTGTAAGAGTTGCCCCACCTGCAGTATATGCAGTTCCGGATGAGTTTGTGATTTCATTAGAAGTTGAATAAGCCGTTGTGCCTGCACCTAAAGATGCATCACTTGTAAATAAAGCTATTTTAAAAGTATTTCCACTTGTAGCTGTAAAGTTGTGCGTACCAACTAAAATTTCTTGTTTGAAACTTGTACAAATTGCCGATGTTATTGCCATATTTTATCTCCTATGGGTTTGCTGAAGTTACTGGAATACGAATAGCGCCATCAGTGTAGTCATCTCTTCGTCTTCTACCAACTTGCTCGTTAGCAAACTTCTGTACCTCTTGTTTATATTTATTTTCATATAATGTCAACATGTCTATCGGGCCTTTTAAAAATGAATATGCCTCTGATAGACAGCAATATAATAGTCCATTTGGAAAATTAAGACTAATATAATTAGTATCATTATTTTCTAATAAAGCCGGTGCAGCATTAAAATGCACCCTAAATGAATAAGTTTGATCTGGGACAGGAGCAAACATCATTCTTCCAGACGTAGTGTCAGATTCTCCTGTAGCACCACCAAACATAGCGTAGTATTTTGGCTGTCCTCTTTTTGCTGAAGCTGTAGATGAAACATATTCTTGCAAGTATGTAACATCTTTTTTCTCTAACCAAACATTGGGACCAGTTGTAGCTGATGTTGAGTCATAGACTTGTATACCTCTTACAAAAACAGCACCTGCTGGAGCATTTATAGATTCTTGACCTACAACTAAATTACCTGTTTGCTGTTTTCTATCAGCATCAATCGGTACGTCTCTAAATATTCTATACTGTGCATTTAGTATTATATTTTCTACAACAGCATCTGTTAAAACATTTGAGTCTGTTTCTGTATAACTTCTTATTTGTGTTATTAACCCTGATGCACTTAAACCTGCCATTATCCAATCCTCGCTAATTCTTTACATGTAGGACAACGATGTTTATATTTATTGTGTTTATTACAATAACCTCTTGGATGCAGCATTATTTCGTGAGCATCTATTTGTTCTTTAGGTGTATATAATTTTTTTATCCAATTTAAAATTTTTTTAATCATGAACTTAATGTAACCGGTCCAACTGAACAACCAGGTCCTCCTCCTTTAATTTCACCAACTGTAGCAGTATCTGTATCAACTGTAAAGAAGAAGAAATTTGCTACAGCATAGTCTGTGCTAACTCTTGCATCACTTCTATATATTCCTGTTGTAATTGCATAACCTGCTGCTTTTGCAATATTGGCACCTGTAATACCATCAAAGTCTGCAGGGTTTGCAAATTGAAAAGTACCACCTGCTGCAGTTATAGCTAAAGGTGGACCTCTAAATCTATATGTTGTTCCATTTGTTAAACCATGACCAGGTGCAGTAACATTAATAATTCTTGATCCTGCTTGATAAGTTTCAAAACCATTTTCTGGTATAGAATATGGAACTGCATTTTCTGTTCTTGCAGTTCTAACATGTCTTAATGCAATACCATCAGCACTTGTTGGTTTTGGCTCTAACTGTGGTTGCTTTGGCTCAAATTCAGATACGTGTACAAAAGATCCATTCCACTCTCTAACCATTTCTCTATATGGAAACTCTAAACCAGATCTATCTGATATTGCTTTTGCGTATTTACCTGTTGCGTACTTTGACATTATACTCCTGGATAATAAGTTTTTGGTGTTATGTGTGTGCTAGAAGCAGAACCGTCTTCTGCTAAAGCTCTTGCAAACTCATCTTCGTAAGCAAGTTTCATAACTTGAACTAACTGAGGTTGATATTTTTGTGCTAAGTAATATGCAAGTCCTGATACCATACAAGGTACAAATCTAAATGGTACATCGGTTGCATTTGTATAATCACCAATATCTTGAATTCTTTTAATATAATAGATATGCATATCTTTTGATGCGTTAGTTGAATCTGGTGTTGGATAAACACTAATACTAACATGATCAATAAATCTTTGTACCCAATATTGATTAGGTGTTCCTTTAGATAACTTATTAGAAAAACCTGCATAAGTTGATCTATCAACTTTACTCATAGGACTATCTGATTGAGTTGTTTGAGTTCTATTAGATCTTAATTGTGCTTCAAGGACATCGGACATTCCATAAATATCTGCTGGTGTAGAAACAGCACTTGTGCCATCACCACTTGATCTAAAAAATTTATACTCAGCTTGACCTTCAATCATGTCAATATTGGTTTCTGCTATTTCCCAATAGTGAATACCTCTATTACCCCATTCTTGAAATAGAATATTAAGAGATCTTCTAGCAGATTTAAGTTGATAACCTGCTACAGAATTTAATCCAATACGTTCGAAA